AGCCACAGGCAGGCGCCGTGCAGTCTGCTCCTGCGCCAGATTCTGTGCCTTTTCGATGGTGTCAATGCGCGCACCCATGGCATTGATGCCATTCTGGATGGCATCAAGGCCCTTCATCACTTCATCCATTGTCTGGCCCTCCTTAGGCCTTATAAGCGGCCAAGGCTGCCGCAATTGCCTGCATCCGCTGTGCCACCACAGACTCCACAGGATCAATTCCTGCTGCCTTCACATTATCAGCCTCATCATCCGCCGGATACTGCGGATCAGGCATAACTTCCTCATCACCAGGCATCTGCGCAAGCAGCATATCCACTGCCTCCACCATTTGCATGGCATGTTCCCTGATGCGGCGCACAAGATCGGCATTCTGGCGTGACAGCACGCGGCCAGCCTTTGCCGCCATCATTTCAGGATCATCTTGCTGCATATAGCCAGCCTCCTCCTCCACGCTTGCTGGTGCAGGCCTTTCAAGCTTGTCATACCAGCGCTCAAGCAGACGCGCTACACCAGGCCGATCATCAGCAGGGATATCCACACCATCACGCGCTCCAGCAAGCGCAGCAGCCGCAGCAAAGATGGCGCGCGGCACTGCGCGCAATTCGCCATCAATCACATCAGCAATCAGCAGCTTATAGCCGCCATCCTGCTCCTTTGCTTCAGCATCCTGCCAAAGGAAGGCGTCAGCGTAGCGCTCCCAGTCCATACCGCTAAAGTCTGCACCTTCAGCGCCACAGAAGGCCTGCACGCGCTGACGCGCTGCGCTGCCATCCCACGCAGTGGCTTCATCAGCCAGCGGCAGATCACTGAAAGCAAGTGCCGCACGCAGCCTGATGGCTTCAGGATTGGCAGGGATAGACACTAGCGAAATCTCCAGCAATTCTTGCCGTCTATGCACCAGCACGGTGCCTTCACGGTCACGCTCCAGGCTCCTGAAGCCAACACTGACAGCATTTAGCATACCCTCATCAATCAGTGTGCGCGCCGTGCGTGCTTTATCGCAAGAAGCAAGCAAGATATCCACTTCCCAGCCTTCAGCAGTCCTGCGCAGCGGCAGCAGCGCGCGGCCAAGGATATCCTCAATGCTTTCATATCTGTGATTATCCAGAATCACAGGATTGCGCTCATAGGCGCTGAAGTCCCAGCCATCAGGCGACACGATCTCATTTTGCCTGTCTATAGCGCCGCTAGTGATGCGGAAAGTGTAGATTGGCAGCGGCTTTCCTTCTTCTTCATAGCCGTCTTTCTTGCAGACGAATTCTGCCGCCATCCTGCGCTTCTGCATCTTGTCCTTTGCCTCCTGTATCACTGCACGCATGTGCGCAAGTCCTTTGTCAGATACTGCCAGCCATTTGATCTGTGCCACAATGCCTGGCAGCCTGAAGTCACCACGATGGCGCGCTATCCATGCTTCACGCAAGCGCACAGCACGCTCCTCCGCTTGTGTCTTTGCGGCGCGTCTTTCACGCGCCATTGGTGCCAGCAGTGCGAATTGCTGATTGCCGCGAATGTTGCCACCTTCATCCCAGATGCCAGGCCAGTCATCCTTTAGCCGCTGCGCTTCACCTACAGGGAACAAAGGCCACTGGCTATTTGCAAGGCTGACTGTCTTGTCATCACCAGGCTTTGGAAAGTCAGTGACAGGCATCAAAGCTCCTCCGCATCAGTGCCTACCACGCCACCAGCGCCAGGCGCATTTTCACCAAGCACGGCCAGCATAGCGCAGCGGCAATTGATATCTTCTTCAGGCGTGCCAAGCTGGCCAGGCGCGGGCCCTTCTGCGCCGCTTATGCTGGTGAAGTCATCATCCACAGGCACAGTCTGGCCATGGAGTGCTGTGTGAGTGTCGCGCGTCCTGTCATCAAGCGCAGCTAGCCATATCTTGCTAGCCACAATGCCTGACTGCTGAAAGCCTTCAAGCGTGCCACCGTTATAGGCGCTAATCACTTCAGTCCTTGCGATTGTCTCCGCTGAAGTGCGCGTGACTTGCATGCCACCTGCTACGCGTGCGGCCAATTCGTCTATGCCTTCACCAGCCTGCACGCCAGCATTGAGGCTGGCCTTCAGGCGGTCCCATCGCACTTGTGACACCTCCTGCGCAAAGCGCTGCGTGCGATTAAGCAAGAAGCGCTCCGCGCGTGGTGCGCGCATATCAAAGCGCAGGCCGCTGCCAGTCTGACGCAAGGCAAGCTGGCCTGCTGCCTCATAGGCCTGGCGCAGGATAGGTGCCGCTGCCTCCGCTATCTGGCTGCGGTAGAAGGCCAGATCAAACGGGTCATCAGGATCAAGATCGTCAGGCCCTGTGCCAATGGCCTTGCTGCGCAGCCTGTCTGTCATGTCGGCAATGCCGTCATCTATCCACTGCTGCGCCACTTCAGCCAGCCTGCGCTCATACTGCGCCGTACGTCTATCCCTGCTGGCTAGTTCTGCCTTGTGCCAGGTGCTGCCGTATCTAGGAAAGGGTAGGCACCATTTTTGGATACCTCCACAGGCGCATTGGCCTGCTGCTGTGCTGGAGGCAATTCTTCTGGCACTGGCGCTGGCATCAGGATGCCGCCACCAAGCATCTGCTGCTGTAGAGGCACATCACCCCACGGGTATCCTGTGCCACCTTCTGGCAGCAAGTCAGGCCGATAGACTTGCAGCAGTCTATTAAGCGGCACGCCCATGGCAGCCAGCTTGGCCATTTGATCGGTGATTTCTACCTGATCCTCCTGAAGGCTGCGCACTTGCGATAAGTCAAACTCCACGATCAGGCCTTCCCCGAACAGTGGCGCTAACTGTTCGGTTAGCTCACTGGCAAACAAGGACAATTCAGGCGTGATGCAGTCAGTCCAGAAGGCCTTATCTGCTTGCTCCGCATTGCTGTAAGTGGCGCGGCTGAAGTCCTGCACCTTCATAGGCGGCACTTGATAGACGCGGCAAACGTCATTAAGCGTCCATCCCATAAGCGCCATAAACTCCGCATCCTTTGGCGACATGCTAGGCGTGGCCATGTTCATTTGATGGCTGAATACCATCACGCGGTGCCGCCTGTCAGCGCCAGTAAGACGGCGCGCTAGCTGCGCTTCAATAAGCTCACGCTCCTCCCTTGTTAGCGTGATGCTGCTATCGCTAGGACTGATGATGGCGCCAGGCTGCATACCATTGGCAAAGATGCTTGCATTGGCGCGCATAGCATCCACAGAAGTCTCCACGCTGACGCGCGCTGCATCAAGTGGTGACAGGCCTGCAAACTCATTGGCTGGATTAGGGTACCTAAACCAGATCACTTCCTGCGGCTGAAAATACAGCTTTGTATTGGCATCATGATATTCATAGCCTTTGACGTATCCGTCACGATCAGGGATGACGCGCATCTTGTCACTGCGTGCCCACCAGATTTCTGTAGGCCGCTGTCTTAGCTGCGGTCCCATGCCTTCAAGCACCCAGAATGCTTGGCCCCAAATGCACATTGCGCTTTCAGTCATCTGCCACAGCCTGGCAGGAGTCCAGTGCGGATTTACAAAGCGCAGCAAGTCCACTAGCGGCCCTGACGTCACCTCCTGCTTGTTGCCTTGCGCGTCAAGCTGATACACCTTGAGCGGCACGCTGCCTATAGTCTGGCTGCGCAGCTTTGTGCAGGCATAGACGGCCACAGAAAGCTCCTGATAGCGCTCCTTTGGCACATAATCAGGCGTGAAGCCACCTTCAATGAAGGTGCGCATGCCTGTGTCATAAGGCGACACCACAGCAGGACCAAGCCTGAAGGCTTTGCGCACTGCTTCTAGGACACGCTTGCTGATGCTTGCCATGCGGCCAGTCTAGCTGACTGTCAGGCCGAGTGTAAGCTGACGCGGCGCATTCGTGCCTCCTGAAGGCTGCACTGATGGCGCGTCATCATCCTGCGCCTGGCCTGCTATCTGCAGCACGGCATACCTGATGCGCGCTTCAGCAATGGCCGCGTATTCTTCACTTAGCTCACATCCGATAAAACGGAAGCCTTCAAGCATAGCTGCCTTACCAGTGCTGCCGCTGCCTGTGAAAGGATCAAGCACTGTGCCACCAGGTGGCGTCACCAGCCTGCACAAGTAGCGCATCAAGTCCGTTGGCTTCACGGTAGGATGCACGTTAGCGCGCATCGTAATGCTGCCGAGGCTGCCATCGTGCCTGCCTTGCAAGCCACCAGCAGCCTGCGCAGTCATATGCTCCAGGCCTTCATCACGATCAGTGCGGCTGGCCTTTGCGGAATAGAAGAACCGGGCCGCGCTGCCGGAGTCTGCGCCGTAATTTCTCAAGACTAAATTGCGTCCGTTTTTTTGGAATAGGCCGCTTCCCTGTTTGTGTCCTGCATTTAGTTGCCCGCTTGCCGTGTCCGGAAACATCCCCACGACCTCCTCGCTCCCGTCGTGGATCAGGTTCGCGGGCCAGCGGCCGGAGGATGTCATCGCCTCGCACGGCCCGCGATCCTCTGCACCGTAAAATCCATTGCCCCTGCCATGCGACCACCGAA